AGATAATTTTTCCTTTTGATCATGTAATGTGATTCCTTTTATATGCGTATATTATACAGCCTATAAATATACTTATCAAGTAAAAAAACAAGGATTTGATAAATGGCATCACTATTTGATATGGGTTCACAATTTGCTAAGAATCCGCAGAACTTTGCACAAAATGCAGGTTCTCAGATACAAAGCATTGCGGCTAAAGCAATTCCAGCTGGACTAGACGCAAGTGCTAGTAGGTTGTTACAAAGTGGATTGAACTTTGGTGGGGCAAATATTCCCAGCTTTGGTGGTGGATTCACAGCACAGTTTGCACAAACAGACAAGCGAGTTAGACTTGCACTAAGTCCAGGCAGTGGGCCTATGCTTTATAAAGATCCTAACAATAGTGTGCTTTCTCCACTTGCAACAACAGGCGGCGTGCTATTTCCTTATACACCAACCATTAGTATAAGTCATAGTGCGCAATACTCAGGCACACACCCTACACACAGCAACTATGTGCAGCATAGTTATAATGCAAGCAGTGTAGATAGTATCACAGTTGATGGTTACTTTACAGCCAACGATCCAGATGAAGCACAGTATGTGATGGCAGTAATACACTTTTTGCGCAGCGCATATAAAATGTTTTTTGGAAATGACAGACTGGCAGGCACACCACCGCCGGTGCTAAGACTTAGTGGACACGGATCGCTTAACTATAACAGTGTTCCTGTTGTACTACAAAACTTTGCAGAAATTATGCCAGCAGACAGAGATTATATTGAAGTTCCTGGATCAGGTACACTAATACCTACATATCTACCAGTGACACTTAACCTGATGCCAATATACAGCAAGAATCAAATTGGCAACTTTAACCTGGATAGTTTTGCAAGAGGCGATATGATTGGATCACCAAATGGATCGGGAGGAATGTTATAATGGCAGTTACATACACAGCAGATAGTCCGTATGCTAATACACAACAACATAGTTATTATCTAGATATTCTGACACCACGCTTTATTCGTCCTTCAAAAGACGATGTGTTGCACACACTTACACAGGTGCATCAGTACAGACCTGATCTACTAGCATTTGACTTGTATAAAAATTCAAATTTGTGGTGGGTATTCCAAGCCCGTAATCCAAATGCATTTGAAGATCCTATTTGGGATTTTCGTGCTGGTGTAAGATTTTACATTCCTAAAAAGGATAGAATAGAACAGACATTGGGAATCTAATATGGCTGTTAACAGACAAAATCCATTTCAAAAACAATATGTAGACGGTTTTCAAGGTAAGAACATTGACGGAGACGAACTACAGTCGCTGGATACTAACAGTTACTTTGATATTGTTAGTCAGTATAATATTGCAGAAGATGGCACACTTACTAGCAAAGTAGGCAGCGGCGTTTATGTTCCAAACAATCCTGCACCAGAAGATCGTAGTTTAGTTGAACAGCCACCTGCAAATCCTATTACTATTCCTGAAGCAACACCAGTTACTGATGCTGCAAAAATAGATTGGAGCGATGTTGCTGTTGATGATGGTTTAAATGACTATGCTGAAAACTATGCAGACGTAGAGCCGGCGGGACAAACAAGTTATCCTTATAAAAAAACTAGCCCAGATGCACCAGAAGAAATTCCTGGCATGGAAGGTGATGACGACTTTGGCAGCACAACATCAGCAGGATTTACAAGCGATGATGATAGTGAAACAGGTGCACCTGAAGGATTAAACAAAGATCCTAAAAGTGTTACTCAAGTTAACAATGCTAAAGATGCAGCAGGTATTGACGGTGCTAAACCTACATTTGATGCAGACTTATCTAAAATAGAAATAAATCCTAGACCTAATGAACTTAACAAGTTTAGCAGTGTGACATATAATATTGCACTGTATATGATTAATAGCAAGAGTTATGTGAATCTAATGTCTGCACCAAGTACACCAGAAGCAGTTATACAGGACAGTGTTTTATTAATGCGCAGTGGCGGAGTAGGCAGAGACAATCAAGATAATGAACTTGCTGCTAGTCTAGGAATTGATAATAGTTTTTTCATTGATGATCTGGAAGTAACAACCATCAGCGCAGGCCCTAGTAAATACAAGCAAAACACAAACGCAACAGATGTTCGCTTTACAATTACAGAACCGCGCGGCGTAACACTTTTAGAAAAATTACAAACTGCGGCTAAAATAACATTGGCTAGTACTAAAGAGCAATACATTCATGCTCCTTATCTATTAGAAATTAAGTTCAAAGGCTACGATGAACTAGGACAACCAATGGTGGCTCCTAGTAAGCCCAAGTATATACCTATCAAAATTAATGATATAAGTTTTGAAGTTACTGCAATGGGCACTGTGTATTCAGTAACTGCAATGCCATTTGCACATAAACTTTTTGGACAAATTAACAGTACAATACCTATGAACATAGAACTTACAGCAGGCACAATTGGTAATATATTCAGTGATGCTATTCAAAACTTTACAACAGAAACCGTAGAAACTCGTGTACAGGCAGGGCCGCCAAATACTCCTCCAGAAACAATTAAAACTGAAAAATTAAAGTACGGAGACAGTTATAAAACACTTGCTGATGCGCTAACAGATTATCAAAAGAAACGTACAAAAGAAACTGTTAAAGTCAGTAAGAAAAAAGAAGGTCCTCCGGGACGGGGCGGTGGATTTACTGAAGAAAAGATACCTGCTGCAGCAAAAGGCTATGATAGTTATAGTTTTACACTGGCAACTGAGATTGCAAATGCAAAACTAAATGTAGATGCTATCTTTGATGCGCTGGATAGCCCAACACCAACTGGTCAGAAAAAAGATGATGGCAAAGCCAACATAAGTCAGTTTCAAGCATATGCACAAGGCTTTACAGGCAGTGTTAGTGTAGACAAAGACAAAAAAACATTTAAAATTAATGCTGGTACTGATATTACCAAATTGTTGAATCTTGTTATTATGCACAGCGACTACATGGATAAAAACGTAATTGAAAATCCAGAGCAAGCCGCTGCCAGCGGCGAGCCTATTAAATGGTTCAGAGTAAAGCCTATTATAAAAAGTGCTGAAGGTGATGGAAAAGGATATGACGACAAAGATGGAAGATACAAATATCATATTGAATATGTTGTAGAACCAAGTGTGATTTATTACCATGATTTTCCCTGGGCTAAAAAAAGCAAACCTACAGGCAATGGTGTGCATAAAGTTTATGATTATATTTTTAGTGGAAAAAATACTGAAGTCCTAACCTTTGATCTAAAGTTTAGAAGTGCATTTATGCAAACCATGACTGCTGGCACTGGCAGTCCTTTTGCTAACAAAAATGCAGACAATCCTTTTATACCACAAGTTAAAGAACAACCACAGAGTACTGAAGGTAACACTACCAATGGTGCCGATAGTTTAACTCGTGCTAGAGGCAAAGATTTGTTTAGCACAATTATGAGTGATGGTGTTGACATGGTAGAACTAAGTTTGGGTATTATAGGTGATCCAGCATACTTTACTACCAGTGATTTTTATTGGCAGGATCGTGTAAGACAAGGCAGGCAGTATACAGAAGCGTTTATGCCAGATGGGACAATAAACTATGAACTTAGTCAACCATATGTGCAAGTAAATTTAAAAACACCGGTAGACTATGATGATATAAGTGGACTTGCAAATCCTAATACAGCGACCAATAGTAGTTTTAGCGGGGTATACAAAGTTACAGAAGTTGTTCATAATTTTAGTGGGGGACTATATCAACAGTCACTTAAAGGCATAAGAGCACCTTTGCAACCAGACGAAGTAGGTGTTGCTCGTAGTAAAGAAGATAATAAAAGCAAAGAACGTGCAGCTCTGGAAAAAGATGAAGAAAAAGCAAACTCGCCTACTGGAACGTCTAGCAATCCGGACACAGAGTCTACAGGGATAACTAATCAGAAAGCAACAGTGGTCAACAGTGCAGCAAGTGAAGATGCATATGGCGAAACACCGCCGTATACTAGTGCAACAGTAAACAATGCACGAACTGCAGAGATTGCAAGAGGTCCTGATCAGTCTGTACAAACTATACCAGATGTAAATGCAGATTTAAGCAGTAGTTGGACTCCTCCTACTGATGCATTACAAAATGCACCACCAGCATTTACACCAACACCAACACCAGTTAGAGTTACAACAGCAGACTCACTAGTTAATCAAGATGTAGAGACAATATAACATGGCAGTAGATATTACAAGACAAGGCACCAAAGGTGGCGACAGTGGGTATGATACCAGTCAACTACGAGGTGTTAGAGAAGAAAAAGGCATTATCACCGGTGTTGTAAAAGCAAATGTACATCCAACAAGCATGGGTGTAATTAAAATTTGGAACGCAACATTTAGCACTGATGAGAATGACAAAACACAGTGGCGCACAGTGCGTTACTGCACTCCTTTTTACAGTCGTGTTGACAACGCTGGTGTAGATGATACCTATTTTGGTACTAAAGTAACTGCTGGTATTGTTACTCCTCCGCCAGACATTGGCACAAAAGTACTGGCATTTTTTCCCGAAGGTCGAAATAGCGAAGGGTATTACTTTGCATGTGTGCCTGATACATATATGATGCAAACCTTGCCTGAAGCAACTATCAGTAATGGTGTAGCAAGTGGCGAGTTCAATGACAGTCCAGCCGGATCACATCACAGCGGAAAGATAACAAACTGGCGTACACAGACACGCCCTGAAGACTTCTTTACACAGGACACTCTTGTCAAACAAGGACTCAGTGATGATCGCATCCGCGGTCTTAACAACAGTGGTTACATGCGAGAAAGTCCTGCAGAAATTATTGGTATTGCAACTAAAGGTCGCAGAATTACAACCCAAGGACAAGACTTTACACAAACATATGCTACACAAATTAGAAATCCTGATACTGCTGATAAAAAGATTTTAGAAGGATTGCTAGGCCCTACTGCAAGACGCAAAGGGCACAGTATTGCGCTCGATGATGGCGACATTGATGGTAACAGTAACCAAATTCGTTTGCGCACTAGTACAGGACATCAACTGCTATTAAATGACACTGAAGGTGTTATCTATGTTGGCAACAGTGACGGTAGTTGCTGGATTGAACTTAGTAATGAAGGCACAATGGATGTGTATGCACAGGACAGTATTAACTTCCGCAGTGCAAACATTAACTTTCATGCAGATGAAAATATTAAAATGCATGCTAAAGGCTTTGCACAGATTGTTGCAGATCAACAATTGCATTTACAAGGTACACAGGAAACCACAATTGTTACTGACGGTGAAGCAGGTATAAAAGCAAAGAAAAACTTGCATTTGTATAGTGAAAGCGAACTGTTCTCTACGAGTACTGGTGCCAGTTATTACAATGCAGGTGGCAACATCAGTGTTGCTGGTAGCATGGTATTGCTACAAGGTCCAAAGACACAAGCAAAGCAAGCAAAGAAGGTCAGCGAAACACAAAAAGAAGATACTACTTACTTCCCAGATTTGGATCAGTTTATTCTCGATGAAGAGGAAATGGTAACAACAACTGTGGACAGAATTGTAACACACGAACCTTTCCCATATCACAGTGTAATGAATACTGCTACACCTTATACTGGTGGCCTTGGCGGCGCAAATGGACAAACAACAAGCAACTATGGAATTGTTCCTGCAACTGTTACTCAGCCTACTGCAATAGCACCAGGTGGAGCAAGTTCGCCATTAAGTGCTGCAGCAGGATCTACAAGTGCTATTGGAGGTAGTAGTCCACTGTCACAAATTTCATCAAGTGTGCCCGGCATAAGCACTGCACAACTTCAGTCACAACTAGGTGCTGCAACAGCACAACTACAAGGTGCAGACTTTGATAAACTCATAAAAGATAGCAGTGGAAAAATTACAGGTCTTGCAGATCAACTCAGTGCAAGTGTGCCGCAACTCACAGCTGGCTTGCAAAGTGCAATACCCAATTTACAGGATAATCTCGGCAGCGTATTACAGACGCCGAACTTAAACAAGTTTCCTGTTACTGATCTAGTAGCACAAGCAAACACAGGATTTAGTGTTGGTGCACTGGATAGTTTCGATGTACAAGGCTTAAATGCTGCAGTTGTAAAACAAGTGGGCAGTGGTAACAATCCTGCGTTTGTTGACAGTGTAACAAAAAGTGTTGGTAAGTTTGGCTTTAACGTGGATCAACTTAAAGCACAAGGGTTTGTTCGTCCCGAAGCAGTGTTTAACGATCAACTAAGTGATAGCAGTGTATGGACAGGCAAAGCAGGCGCAAGCAGTCTTAATAAGATGTTAAGTAATGCACCTCTGCAAGAAAGTATTCAACAAGGTGTAGTTGCAGCAGACTATCAGAAATTGGTTAACCTCGGTGGCATTAAAGCAACTGATGGTAAAAAAGAAGTTATGAGTATGCTTACTGCAAGTAACATTTCAACACCGGAAATTACTGCACAAGTAAGACAAGGCACCCAAAGCATTGAAAATGTATTGCCTAACACTACAAATATTCCTAGTGGCGAAGATGTTGCAAGCAAGGTTAAACAAAGTATGCAAACTGGTGCTGCAGCAAGTGATCGTGTAGAAAAAATTAAAGCGCCGGCGCCAAGTGTTCCTGAAACTATTGCGACAACAAAAGATGATAAAGGCCGTATTACAGAACGCACAGTAAAGACTACTGGCGTAGATGAAGATGGATTCGAGTATACTGAAACAAAGAGAGTTAAGGTAGATCCGGAAACAGGCGGTGATACTACAACTGCTCGTGTCTATTCACCAAGTGATGATTTGTTAGAAGAAGAAGCAAACTCAACAACGAAAACAGATTTTAGTGATGAATTTAACGCAGAGCCACTTCCAGGCGCTACTGATAGTGATCCATATGGACTTGACGCTCAAGAAAAGCAAGCACAAGAACGAGAAGAATCTGAAGCAAGTAAACGATCACGTGAAGCAATAGCAGAGTTTGAACGCAAGAAAAAACTAGGCGGATACGCAGCATACAAAGCTCTGCGTGATCAGAGTAGAGAATTGCGCAAACAGTGGTGGGCAGGTAGACGCACACTGAGTAAAGCAGAAAAAGCAGCACTGGAAGCACAGATCAAATCATTGCTGGCACAAGCAGATGCAGCACTAAAAGGAAAGTAAAATGGCAATAGCAACATACAAAGGATTTAGTACAATAAGCAACAACTTTGGTAGCTCAAAGTTAACTGACACTGATCTAATTAAACGAGATTTACTCAATCATTTTGCTATTCGCAAAGGTGAAAAACTAATGCGCGGCAACTTTGGTACTAGTTTGCGTGATTTAATCATGGATCCACTAACAGAAGAAACCAAACAACTTATCATTGAAGAAGTAAATGCTGTTATTAACAATGATCCAAGAGTACGTCCAGAAGAAGTTACACTGGATGAATATGAAAATGGACTACAAGTGCAGATAGTATTGCGCTATGTAATCGACAATCAAGTAGAAAATCTACTAGTACGCTTTGATAGACCAGATAACGCTGCAATATAATATACATACTTTATTCTGCAAATAAATACTGCAATAGAATAGGAATGTTATAACATGGCTGCTAGTACAAGACAATCAAACTTATTTGCTGCTGAAGATTGGAAGAAAGTCTACGAGACCTTCCGTGAAGCAGACTTTCAGAGTTACGATTATGAAACCATTCGTAAGAGTATGGTTGATTATTTGCGTAATTATTACCCAGAAGATTTCAACGATTTTATTGAATCAAGTGAATATATTGCACTGATTGATTTGATTGCATTCCTGGGGCAAAGCCTTAGTTTCCGTGCAGACTTAAATGCTCGTGAAAACTTCCTTGAAACAGCAGAACGCAGAGACAGCATCCTACGCTTGGCTCGCATGCTTAACTATTATCCAAAGCGTCAGCAGATTGCTAGAGGCTTGCTCAAAGTTGCTAGTGTAGAAACAACAGAAGCAATCACTGACAGCAATGGCAACAGTTTGCGTGATACAGAAATTGTCTGGGCTGATCCCACAAACAGTGACTTCCTTGAGCAGTTTACCACAGTGCTTAATGCAAGTATGGTAAACACACAACAGTTTGGTAATCCAAGTTTAAAAACAACAGTTGGTGGCATTAACATTGAAGAATATCAACTTAAACTAAATCCAGGCACTGTTCCAATTTATGATTTTAAAACAACAGTTGGCACACAAAACCTAGACTTTGAATTAGTTAAAGGCACATACAGCGGCACAGACTATTTGTATGAGGTAGCACCACAGCCTAGTAGCACAACAAACATTCTTTATCGCAATGATAATAGAGGCTTTAACAGTGCTAACAACGGATTTTTCTTTTACTTTAAACAGGGTAACTTGCAGAGTGCAGACTTTAGTATTGGTGAAAAACTACCTAACCGCACAGTGGAATTGGATGTTAACAATGTTGACAACAATGATGTTTGGTTGTATCAGTTAGATGACGCCGGCAGAGAAACAACTCGCTGGGATAAGGTACCTGCTATTTCAGGCAACAATGTTATCTATAACAGTTTAAGTGCAAATAACAAAAACTTGTTTACAGTGCGCAGTCGCGCAAACGATCAGATCAGTTTAGTATTTGGCGATGATGTTTTCAGTAATGTTCCAACTGGTAATTTCCGTGTTTATTTCCGTACGGGCGCAGGCACTACATATAAGATTAGCCCAGATGAAATGCAAAATTTACAGTTGATTATTCCATATGTAAGTCACTCTAACCAAATTGAAAACCTAACTATAGGATTGAGTTTGCAGAGCACAATAGCAAATGCTAGTGCTAGAGAAAACTTGCGTGATGTTAAACTAAAAGCACAGCAACAGTATTATACACAGGATCGTATGATCACAGGTGAAGATTATCAAATCCTTCCTTATACAAAGTTTAGTAATGTTATCAAGTCAAAAGCAATTAACAGAACTGCTAGTGGCATCAGTCGTTACTTGGATGTGCGTGACACAACAGGCAAGTATAGCAGCACAAACATTGTTGCAGAAGATGGAATTTTCTATCGTACAGAAGATTTACAACAGTTCCAATTTACATTTGTAACAGACAGTGATATCAGCAATACTATTAGTCAACAAGTAGAAAAGAATATTCTTAAAAATGAAAGTCTACACTTTTATTTGAAAAACTACGGCGGCATCAGTGTTACAAGTTTAAATGTTAGTTGGAATTTAGCAACAACAACCAGTGGTACAGTTACAGGTTACTTTAAAAACGATGTAGACAGTCCTCTAAAAATTGGTAGTTTTGCAAGCAGTAATCTAAAGTATGCAAAAGTTGGCGCATTACTAAAGTTTACAGCACCAAGCGGCAAAGTGTTTGATATTAACAATAACCTAATTACAGGTGTTAGCGGCACAATTAACACTCGTGATTATATCTGGACAAGTATTAGTGCAGTAGTTACTGATGGAACTAACCAAGGCGTTGGTAATTTGGAAACAGGTGTTGGTCCAGTAACACTTAGTGAAGTTATTCCACAGGATGCAGTATTAGATCAAATTATTGCTCCTTGGAATACTGCAATTGTAAGCAGTGTAAGAAATAATATTATCCAAGCAATTGGTGATTTTAAGACTTTTGGTTTGCGTTACGACAGAGACACGCAAGCCTGGACTATTATTGATGCACTGGATTTAAATCAGGCAACAACATTTAGTTTAGACTATGCAGGAAATACCAGTAATACAAACTTAGATAACAGTTGGTTCTTTAAGTTTACTAATGATGGATCAACATACACCGTTAACTTCCGCAACACGAGTTATGTGTTTGAGAGTAAACTAGAGACACGCTTTTACTTTGACAATGATTTAAAAATCTTTGATCCTCGCACAGGTAAAACTATTAAAGACAAAGTTAATATTCTCAAAGTTAATGCACTACCTGACAGTGTAAACAGTCTAGCAGTTGACTATGCAATGCAGATTGATGATGTTATTACAGAAACAGATGGATATACACTAACGAACAGAATCAAAGTTACATTTCCTGATATTGACAGTGACGGTGTTGTTGATAATCCAGAAGTTTTTGATATTGTGGTTGCACCAAACACAAATGCAGCAACCAAAGTTGTGTTTTATCAGACTAGCACAAGCACAGGCGGCTACTTAACTTATACTCCTGTTGCAACTACAACAATTGAACAACGCTATGCAACGCAAGCAGCGATCAATGAAGTTATTGCACAGTTTACAAGTGGCCAGGTATTTTATGCAAGCACAGACAATAAGTTTTTTATTCTAAGTGTAAGTGGCGCTAACGTAAAAAGTATAGCAGAAACTACCGATTATATCAAGCGCACAGGACGTAGTGACTTATTGTTCCAGTATACACACAACAGTCCAAACAACAGACGTATTGATCCAAGTCCAAGTAACATTGTAGACTTGTTCTTGCTCACAAGCCAGTATAACACTGACTATAGAAACTATGTAACAGATATTACCGGCAGTGTAGCAAAGCCAACTAAGCCAACTACAAACGAATTGCGTGATCAATTTGGTAGTTTAGAACAGTACAAGAGTGTAAGCGATACTATTATTTTTAACAGCATCAGTTACAGACCTCTATTTGGCAACAAGGCAGAAGAAGAATTGCAAGCAACATTTAAAGTAGTTAAAAATACAAGCACACTAGTAAGTGACAGTGAAATTAAAGAGCGTGTAGTAGCAGCGATTAACAGTTACTTTGCTATTGAAAACTGGGACTTTGGTGACAGTTTCTTCTTTAGTGAACTAGCAGCGTATCTCTACAACGAACTAGCACCAGATGTTCTCAGTGTTGTTATTGTTCCTAAACTTGCAACCAGCAACTTTGGTAGTTTGTTCCAAATTCAAAGTCAGCGAGATGAGATACTGATCAGTGCAGCAACAGTTAATGACATTGAAGTTATTGATGTTATTACTGCAAACAGTTTACAAGCAAGTGGCAATGTTGTCAACACCACTAGTACAAATCTTGCTGCAGAAAGCGCCAGTGCAAACGGTTCTAGCACCGTAGTAAATACAGCAACAAATACAGTCACAACTACAACGACAACTACCGGGGGGTATAGTTACTAATGGCACTTCGTAAAAGTCAGGTATTATTACCTGATGTATTCCAGACAGTAAAAAACAACAAGTTCCTAAATGCCACTGTTGACCAACTAATTAGCGAACCTAACCAGCAGCGTGTTAACAGTTTTATTGGACGTAAGTTTGCTCCTAACTTTACAGTAGGCGATAGTTATGTGCAAGAAATTGGCGCGGATAGACAAAACTATCAGCTTGAGCCAGCAGTTGTATATCGTGCTCCTAATAAACAGATTGAAAGTTTAACTGGTTATATTGATTTTGTAAATCAGTTACGCTATAACAATGTTAATGTAAACACACACAGTGATTTGTTCGATCAAGAATACTACAACTACAGTGGTTTTGCTGATTTAGATAAACTGGTTAACTATGGTGAATACTTCTGGTTACCTAGTGGTCCAGACAGTGTGCAAGTGTTTAACAGCACAGTTGATACAGAACGAGATTATACTATATACAGAGACGGAACTTCATACAGAAGTGTAACTTTTGACGAGGTTAATTGGGACACTGACGGCTTTGACAAACTAACTAGTGATATTATAGCAGGCGATCCTGTTTATAGATTTGATAGCACAACTGCCGATCCTAATGCAACTATTACTCTTGCAAGAGGCGGTGTGTATACATTTAGAGTTAGACAACCGGGCATTCCCTTCTGGATTCAGACCGAACCGGGCCTAAGTGGAATTAGTAGTTATAGCAGTAGCACAAGCACTAGAGAAGTGCTTGGTGTAACTAATAATGGCGAAGATGATGGAACTATAACATTTACTGTTCCTAAAACAAATGCACAAAATGAAAAGATCAATGCCACACAAGCAGCAAATCCAGATTTTGCTACCATATTAACTTACAAGCAAATACATAATGTTCCACTTCAAACACTTCTAGATACCTACGGCGGCATTGATAAGCAAACAGAAATTGATGGCAAGAGTTTAGTATTTGTTAATTTAACCACAGACGAAACTGCATGGGATCAAGGTGCGCCATTTGATGGATATGGGTTTGACGATCCCGATAACCCATGGGATGAGACAACTACCCTTCCGATCGAAACACGCTATGATATATATGACATTGCAGTTAACAATGTCGGCGGTGTTAACACAGTACAACTTACTCGTAGTACAGACTGGCCCGCAAAACAAAAAGTTAAAATTAAACAAGGCGATCAATACGGTAATAGAGAATTTTATAAAGATGCAAGTGGTTATCCAGAACTAATCGAGCCATATACTGCAGGCGTAGATACACTATACTATCAGGACGGGGCAGATGCACTACGTTTTGGTAAAATTAAGTTAGTTGATATTGATACTGTTGCTGTAATAGATGTTGAAGATGATATACTGGGCAAACAAACTTTTACTAGTGCCAATGGCGTTAAATTTACCAACGGACTTAAAGTAGAATTTAACAGCGACATTACACCAAGCACTTATGCAGACAGAGAATATTTTGTCGAGGGTGTAGGACAACCTCAGGGTATTACACTTACTCCTGTAGATGAAATGCTTACACCTGAAACTTATACTAACAGTACCAGTGATGGATTTGACACTGTAGCATATGATGCAGGTGGTTGGGATGGCACACTTAATGCTCCGATAGATCAAGATTACATTGTTATCAATCGCAGTAGTCCAGACAGAAATGCTTGGAGTCGCGGTAACCGTTGGTTCCACAGAGAAGTTATTGAAGCAACAGCAACCTATAACAACTACACTGCAGACATTGATGATGCAGCAAGAGCAAAGCGTCCTATCGTTGAATTCCACAGCGGACTAGAACTGTTTAACATGGGCACAAGCAGTGTTACGCCAGTAACAGTGGTTGATGTAACTCAAACGGATGCACTGAGCAACGTAAATGGTACACTTGGTTACTTTGCTGATGGTATTGATTTGCAGCAGGATAACACAGTTATCTTTAGCGCAGACACAGATGCAGATGTTAGAAATAAAATTTATCGTGTAGACTTTATTGACCAAGACAGTGATGCAGTGACTGGTGAGATTATTAACCTAGTTGCTATAGGTACAGTTGTTGATGGCAACTGTGTACTAAGCACACTGGGTGCAAATAACCAAGGCAAACAATATTGGTTAAATGGAACTACCTGGACTGCAGCACAGCAAAAGACTGCGCTTAATCAAGATCCACTGTTTGCAGTATACGACCCAGATCATGTAAGTTTTGCAGACACAACAAAATATCCAAGTAGTAACTTTGTTGGTAGTAAACTGTTTAGTTACAAGCGTAACAACAACGCAAGTCCAGACACTGTATTAAACTTTGGGCTAACATATAAAAACTTTAATACACTGGGCGACATTGTTTTTGATAATAACTTTGACAGTGACAAGTTCCAGTATACAAAGAGCAGCGGCAACACCAATATAATTGTGCGCAGTGGTCACACACATCAGTTTGATCGCAGCGGAAACAGAAGTCTGTTAAATGGCTGGACTAAAACAGTTGAATCTAGTACACAATATCAAATTGTAAGTTATGATGTAAACAGCGAACTTTATAGTTTTGAAATTGGTGCAAGCGTTGATACCACTAAGATTAGACAACCACTGCAAGTATTTGTCAATGGCAAGTTTAAGTATCCAACAGAGTATACACACCTTATTCAAGGTGACAGAGAGTACGTTGTGTTTACAACTGCACTGGCTGTAAATGACACAGTGACTATTAAGTTTTTTAGTAATACCAAAGCAGCAAACAGTTTTTACGAAGTTCCGGATAACTTAGAACGCAACGCAGGTAACGCAACATTTGCTACACTGACACTGGGACAAATGCGTAATCACACTGTTGAAATTAGTCAGCAAATTAAAACATTTGCAGGTGTTGCTCCAGGTAAAAGCAATATCCGTGATGTAAACTACAGAGCATATCCTGGCAACATACTACAGCACAGCGCAGGCATGATATTGCCTATGTATGCGCTAACTAATAAAACAGCAAATACAATTGATAGTATCAAGTATGTTAAAAATGAATATACAAAGTTTAAAAACAAGTTTATTGATAACATTGATAAACTGGATTTAGATTTAACTAATCCTAGCAAGTGTGTTGATGATATTCTAACACACATGGCAGGAAAGAAGACCAGCAGTTTTCCGTTCTACTACAGTGATATGTTGCCATGGGGCACACAGAAATCACAGCTAGTTTATACCATTGACGACGCTGCTGAAACAGAATTTGAGTTTAACACACAGTTTGACCTAACAGCAATCAGCAACCGAGGCGTGCTAGTTTATCATACACCTGTTAGTACTGGTGTTGCTAACTTGCTGGTTGAAGGCAAAGACTATGCATTTGACACAGTTGAAGCAAAAGTAACACTTACAGCAACTAATCTTGGCGTTGCAAGAATTGGATTGGCTGTCAATGATAAAATTACAATTGTTGAATATACAGAAACAAACGGTAGTTTTGTTCCGCCTACACCGACTAAGTTGGGCTTGTGGTATAAGTTTATTCCTGCTATCTTTACAGATAATACCTATGCAACACCTAAGACTGTTGTTGAAGGACATGACGGTAGTATTTGGGTTGGCTGGGACGATATCAGAGACAACGTTTTATTAGAACTTGAAAAGCGTATCTATAATAATATTAAGACACAGTACAACAAAGACTTGTTTGACTATGCAGAAGTTGTTCCAGGCTACTTCCGTAGTACACTTAACGATTTAAGTGAAGCAAATAATATTACTCGCAGTTACTATGGCGAGTGGGCACTGCGCAACAAAGTTAAAACAGCACCTAACACAACAGTAGATCCTAACAATGGCTTTACTTGGAACTATCGTAACAGTGTTGAAAAAATAAATGGCACAAGAATACCGGGTTATTGGCGCAGTATATATCGTTGGTTCTATGACACAGATACTCCTCACACAACACCATGGGAAATGCTAGGACTTAGCAGTAAACCAAATTGGTGGGATGAGCGTTATGGTGTAGCACCTTATACACAAGGCAACACAGTGCTTTGGGAAAATCTGCGTGACGGTATGTTGTATAGCGATGCAACAGGCACCTCATATACAACTGACACAAAACGTCAGCGTCCAAATCTAATGAGCATTATTCCAGTTGATGCACAAGGTAACTTAAAAGCGCCGGCTGATTTCCTAGTACAAGATGCAACTCAAACAAATGTTAGCGACGACTGGGTATACAGTGATGGAAGTCCTGCAGAGACAGCATGGAGACGTAGCAGCGAATATCCGTTTGTACTACAGATTCTCGCTGCAACAATTAAACCTGCAAAGTATGGCACACTGATGTTTGATACAAACATGTATGAAAACAATGCACAGTACGATCAAATATTGCAAAAGAACAAGAGTTACAGACCAGGCATTGCTGACTATCAAATGCATGGACAAAGTGATGAAAACAATGGTATAGTTAGAGTTGAAGGTTATAATCAGTTCATAAGTGAGTTTATTAGATTCAGTGGCTACGGTATTGACGATGCTATTACAAAGATCAATAACCTAGAACTTAACTTATGCTATGGCATGGCTGGTTTTACTGACAAAAAGTTTTTAAAGGTAGTTGCAGAGAGTGTAACACCGAGTAGTCAAAGCGAAAACATCTTTATCCCTGATGAGGATTTAAGTGTTTATACTAAAAAGAGTTTGCCACTGGAGCGTGTAGTATACAGTGGTGTGCAGATTATTCAGCGAAGCGGCGGTTATGAAATACAGGGTTACGACATTGAGAATCCATTCTTTAAGATTGTTCCTAGTATTAGTGCAAACCAGCCTAAAGAGATTCGTGTAGGCGAAACAGTACTGTTTGAATATACAGACTTTGAAAATAAGATTATTAATATACCATATGGCACAGTCATTCAAAGCAAGCAGCAGGTATTTGACTTCTTGGTTGCGTATCAAAGGTATCTACTGAGTCGCGGCTTTGTGTTTGATGGCACAACTGGTGTTGGCGAAAAGAATGATTTTGTAACTGCCGGCGCAGAGTTTGCTTTCTGGACAGAACAAAAGTGGAGTGAAGGAAGCGTTATTGTATTAAGTCCATATTATGACACACTAGTTGTTAACAGAGCATTTGCAACTGTTGATGATTTGACTAGTGGTGGATTAAAAGATGCAAACAACGCTGTGATTAATCCTCGTTACTATGACGTAAGCAGAACAGACAATGCTGTTGAAATTCGCATTGACACAGACAACACAAACTTATATGCAGCACAATTGGATCCTATCCAGCATGAACATGTGCTTGTGTTTAACAACACAACAATCTTTAACGATATTATATACCAGCCAGAGCTTGGTAACAGACATAGTAGACTTAAACTAATTGGCACAAAGAGTGGTGACTGGAATGGCACACTGCATGCTCCCGGCTTCTTTATTAATGAAGACGTTATTAATGTTTGGCAACAGTACGAAGATTACAAAAAAGGCGATCTGGTAAGTTTTAATGGTAAAACTTACGTTGCAAAATACAGCATTGATGGAAGCAGTGTTTTCAATTATAATGACTGGATATTAGCAGATAATATTCAAACTGGACTTGTTAAAAACCTAGCAAACAAAGCAGGACAGTTTAAAAACTTCTTTGAATTAGACAATCTAAATCTCGAAGATGGTGTTGATAAACTGGGCAAAGGCATTATTGGATTTAACAATAAAGACTACTTGCAAGGACTAGGACTAGACGATGTTAGTCAGGTAAAGTTTTATCAAGGCATGCTAAAGCAAAAAGGCACTGGTGCTGCAATCAACAAACTTATTGATGCAGAGCTTACTAACCTAGATCAGAGCATTGACTACTTTGAGGAGTGGGCATTCCGTGTTGGCGAGTATGGTAGTATTGACAGTAACCAAGTTATTGAAACAATTATTCCAGAACAAGAAGCAGCTAACAATCCATTTGTATTGCATTTCCACGCAGCAGGTGAACTACCTGGCGGCACTGACATTGGGCATTATCATGTACAAGAAAAAGATTTATACAAAACTCCTAACAACTATACAGGCAATGTATTTGCAGCAAGAGATGCAAACAGCCTAACATTAAATGATTTAGACAGTGCAGGGTATGCACGTTTAGATGATGTAGACTTTACAGTGTTTAGCGGTGATGAACTAGAAGCACTAAGTTCACGCATTAGCGAACTTGGCAAAGGCAAAAAGATCTGGGTCGCTACAGATAACACAAACACCTGGGGTATGCGCCGCATCGACGAAACACTGAGTACAGTTATCAGTGTTGAGAGTGCAACTAACGGCTTCTTAATATACACTACAGACAGAAATCATGGACTTGTTGAAGATGATTATGTAATTGTTCGTGCAGCACAGCCAATTGGCAAAGTTGCAAAAGTTGCAGGCACGCCAAGTCCGAACAAGTTTGTTATTGCAGATGCAACTACTGAAGCAGACATACAAGATGTGCGTATTCCTATGTATAAACTTAGCAGTGTGCGTTTTGCACAGCCAAGTGATCTAAGCACATACACTCCAGTAAGCGGCTGGGACAATAAAGAGCTTGTATGGATTGATGCAAACAATGACGGCAACTGGCAAGTGCTGCAAAATGCTCGTCCATGGACAACAACTGGCACTAAAACAGCAAGCCCGATTAATGCAGATGACCTATATGGTAGCAGCATTGCTATTAACAGTAACAGCACAATAGCACTTGTAGGTGCTCCTGCAAACGGTAGTGGCACAGTTGTTCCTTATGTTCGCAGCGAAGGCGGCATACTTATTGAAGGTAACAACATTAGTAGTGCAACCATTGGCGACAGTTTAGATAGTTTCGGTGCAAGTCTAGCAATTGCTACAGACTATGCTATTATTGGCGCACCGGATACACAAAGTGGTGTTGGTGCAGCGTTTGTTTACTTCATCGACAGTACAGGAACATTTAATCGCAGACCTGCTATCCGTCCAAGCACAATTAGTAGTAGTCACTTGTTTGGTACTAGTATGGCAATGAGTGGCGATGGCAGATACTTGTTCATTGGTGCTCCGGGCGGCAATACAGTTTATGTATATACACTAATTGATCTAGCAGCAGCAGATGAAAGAACATTTACAATTACAACAACAGGCAGTGCAACTTATACACTGGACTTTACTCCAGTTAATCTTAATGCACTTAACATTGTAGATGAAAACGGTAAAGTATATTTGCCAACAAAAGACTTTACACTAAGTGGCGCAGATATTACATTTACAAGTACACCTGCTAGTAGTCTACAAATTGTTGTAAGACAGCAGGATTACTTTAGAGAACTTGGAAATTACACATCAGGTAGTGGTGACTTTGGACACAGCATCGACTGTGATCACACAGGTAAGAGAGTTATTATCGGTGCGCCTGCTGCAACTATTGACGGCAAAGCAAACAGCGGTGAAGCATATCTTTATGCACAGTATGCTGAAAAGTTCGTTGCGGATGGTGCAACAAAAGCGTATACAACAACTAACACACTACAAACAAAGATTTACGTTGAAGTAAATGGTGTGCTACAAATTGAAACAGATAACCCAGATGTTCCAACAGACAATGATGGTTCAACTGACGGATATTACACACGTTCAAGTAACACTATTACATTCAAGTATACTCCTACTGCAGGTGACATAATCCAAGTATACACAGGCACATTTACACAGATGCAGCAGATTGATCAGTTGGATCTAGATGATGAAACAAACGGCGAAGAGCAGTTTGGTATCAGTGTTGCCATTGATACTAAAGGCAGCGTTATTGCTATTGGCAGCCCTGGCGAAGATGAAACAAATCCTAATACAGGCAGTGTATTCATTCTGCAGGATGCAGGTAAAAACTATGCTAGTGTGACAAGTAAAGAAGGCAGTGGCTACAGTGTTACTGCAGGACACACATTGTTCGTTGATGACCGCGAAGTAACTATTAGTTCAACAAGCAGTGACGCAGCAGATTTAGCACAAGATATCATTGATGCAGCAATCCCTGGCGTAACTGCAAGCAAGAACAGTGGTGACCAACTTGTTATTACAACCACTAACACAGAACTTTACAACAAACTAAGTGTAATGCCTGGAACAGGAACTAGTTTCCAAAGTGGCGCAATTGTTGATCCGTTTAAACTAACACAAAAAGTTAGTCATCCACAAGCATATGAAAATGAAAACTTTGGTCAAACTGTAGCATTTGACAAGCATGTGCATGTTGGAACAAGTCAATATAGCGACACACGCAATCTTGTAGTTGCAAGTGACAGAGCAAGTACACTACTGGCAACTGGATTTGATATCGAAACAAACACAAACAGTGAACAGTACCTAGAAGCAACAACAACATTTGATGAGAGTGGCACAACATTTACTGACAGACGCACACAAAGCGGCGCAGTATATGTGTATGAACTATTAAACTCAAACACACCAACACTTGCTAACCCGAGTAAGATGGTATTTGGGCAGCAACTCAAGAGCACAAACATTCTTGAACTAGATCAGTTTGGTAGTGCAGTTGCATATAGTGACAACAGAATAATGGTTGGTGCTCCTAACGACACAACAAACTATGCTAACAGTGGCAGCGTATATGAATTTAACAACAATGCGAGAGCAGGTAGTTGGAACGTATTGCGCAGTGAAGGCACAAGAGTTGATGTAAGTCAAATAAATCGTGTTGCACTTTACAATAAAAAGCAAGGCGAAGTTAAGGTATTCCTTGATTATATTGATCCAGCAAAAGGTAAGATTGCTGGTGTAGCACAAGCAGAACTTAGTTATGTGAGTCATAATGATCCGGCATTATACAACAACCTTTGGAATTACAAGTATAAAAATAGACTTTGGTGGGATACAAGCACTGTGCATTACTTAAACCCAGAGCAAGGCGATATTGATTTCCGCACAGCTTATTGGGGTGTAGCATTTCCTGGAAGCAGCATTGATGTTTACGAATGGATTGAAAGTACAACACCTCCTAGTCAGTACACAGGTGAAGGCACAGTAAAAGACACAACACAGTTTAACACTGCAAACGTGTATGACAGTAGATCAGACAGCACACAAACACGCTACTACTTCTGGGTTAAGGACATTACAAGTGTTCCTGTAGAAGCAGAATTTAGAACTATTAGTGCAGACAGTGTGCGTAGCCTGATTGAAGATCCTAAAGCAGCAGGATTGCCGCACATTGCATTCTTAGACACAGATGCAGTAGCACTGTATAACTGTAAGCAGTATTTTGCAGACAGAGACACAGTATTGAGCATTAATTATGATGTAGTTAAAAACGAAGGCATACTGCACAGCGAGTTTGAACTGTATGGCAGAGGCAACGTTGACCAAGCAATCCCAACAAGAATGTATACAAAACTTGTTGACAGTTTGGCAGGCAGCGACAGCGTTGGCAACTTAGTTCCAGATCCGTTCTTGAGTGAAGTTGAAAAGTACGGTGTACTTACACAACCACGCCAAGGTATGTTTGTTAACCGTGCTGCAGCACTTAAAGTATTAACACAGTATACTAACAGTGTTCTTGTAAAAGCACCGTTTGCTAGAAACAGTAGTCTAACAAAACTATTAAGCAGTGAGAATATTCCAACAGTTAACAGCGGCGAGTACAACACCAGTGTTGACTCAGTACAAGAAAGAGACTTCTTAAACACTGCTATCCTAAGCACAGGCTATAAAGTGCTTGTGCTTGAAGATGAAAATCGCAGTAACTACTGGACTATCTACACACTACAAGCAGACAAAAGTTGGCAGCTAACAAATATTCAGGCTTATAATACTTCAGATTATTGGGACTATGCAACTTACTATGCAACAGAATATGATGTAACAACTGTTCCAAAATATCAGGTAACACTAGAAGCAGACTTACTGACACTCACTGATTCAGTAACAGGCGACATTGCTAAAGTAACCAGCAACGATGAAGGCAACTTCAGTATGTTTGCTAAGACTGACGCAGGCTGGGATGAAGTTATTATTGAACGCGGTACACTACAGTTTAATGCAAGTTTGTATAGTTTTGCCACTGCTAACAGTAACTTTGAAGCAACAGGCTTTGACAATGACGGCTTTGACTTTGCTGCATTTGACAAAGTACCTGCACAAGAGATTAGACAAATTGTGGATGCTCTTAAAACAGATGTATTTGTCGGTGATTATGAAATAAACATGAATGAATTGTTCTTCCGTTTAATGGAGTATGCACTTAACGAAAATAACTTCAGCCAAGACTGGTTGTTTAAGACATCATTTATTACAGTTGCGCACAAGATTCGCAGTTTGGATCAGTACAATACATTTAAGTTTGACAACACAAACTTTATTGAAGACTTTATTAATGAAGTAAAGCCTTACAAAACTAAGATCCGTGAGTATGTCAGCAAGTATGATAAAGTGGACACTTATGGCAGTGACACTACAGACTTTGATGTGCATGCATACTATGATGAAGGACTACAATATTTCCGTAAGCCAAGTGGCGAGCGTAGCGGTGATGAGATACTACAAACACAAGGTCTTAACAAGCCCTGGAGTGAGAACTATGGTTATAGACTAGACAGTATCCAGATTGTAAATGCTGGTACTGGTTACATCACAGACCCAACAATAACTATTAGCGCACCGCAACTAGCAGGCGGAGTACAAGCAGTTGCAGTTGCTAAGACAAATGGCGATGCTATTATTAGCATTACAATGACAAACAAAGGCAGCGGTTATACTCAAGAGCCAACTATTACAGTTACTGGCAGCGGAACAGGTATACTGGTAAGTCCGAGAATTGTAAACAATACTGTAAGAAGTTTTGATACTACTTTAAAGTTTGACCGTATTACATATACAAGTAGCGTTAAGGATTGGGCAGCAACTACAGCGTACACAGCAGGCGATATCATTGCTTATCAAAACACTGTAGCTGGAACGCAGGAAGTATATGATTGTGTATTATCATTTACAAGTGGTGCAACATTCAGTGTTGAAAATGTAGGCGGCAATACTGTTTTAACAGTTAAACCTGATGCAGAGTTTACCAATACTGCAGACAGAATTGCTGCTTACTACTACCCAACCAGTGGAATGATTGGCGATGACTTAGAGTTATTGCAAAAAGGCACAGGGTATATGGGCACTAAAGTTGATGGCCCTAACTTTGATCAAGATCCTGGCTTTGATAGTGCAAACTTTGATGTTATTGGCTTTGACAACTTTGAGATTGACAGCGACGGACTCGCAGTTCTTGCAGGACTTGATACTATCTTTAGAGGTGTCGACTTTGGTCAGCCGGGCTATGAAGGTGATGAATTTGTTGCACCGGGATATGCAGCATTAGGATATATACAAGATTTAGATTTAGGCATTGATCCTGTTAGTATACAAGTTGACGGCGCAGGATTTGTTGACACTTACAATAGTCATGCTCCTGAAGAACTGATCCCGGGCAGAGTGTATGATACACTTGATATGGAAGTGTATACACATGCAAGCAACGATTTTGAAGCAGATGGCAACGCAATGGAAATTCGCTACACCAGCTTCACTGACACTACAGGATTAGTAACAGACTTCCAGTATGGCGACCCAGCAAAGAGCAAAGACGATTTTGAATACTTGATCGTATACAAGAATGCACAGCGTCAATATAGTTTCACTACAAACTATAATACTAAAACTATTACATTGCCAAGCGCACTTGCTGCAACAGACATACTTCATGTATATGCATATGGTGTTACTGGTGAAAAGATGGTAGGTGAGTATACCTACGAAGGCGACGGCACAACTGTATCGTTTGTATTGAGTAATATTCCAAGTCTTACACAGCAAAGTTTGGTGTTTGTAGATGGCGTAGAATCAAATCCAACAGTTGGTGAGCAGGATGACAGAACAGTTATTACCTTTGCTACACCACCAGTAGATGGAGCACACATCCATGTGTTTACGTTTAATCAAGCAACAACTAGAGATGCACCAAGTAAGATTAAACTGCAAACACCAACACTAACCGCAGGCACATACACATATAGTTTAGATAATACTGTAAACTATGCACAGCCTTATAGTGCAAACACAGTTGTTGAAATCGACGATGTAAGACTTCGTCCAGCAAACAGCAAATATCATGCTGCAGATGGTTCGACTGTGCAGTTTAACATTGCAACAACAGCAGGTGAAACCGTAATTGTCAACCCAGGTGACATTGGTGTTGCAGTTATACAACGTGCAACAAACACAACATTAAATGCTGTTCGTAACGTAGACTATACCGCAGTAGCAGGTGATGCATTTATTACTATGCTCACAGCACCAGCAGATGGCGATACAGTTATTGTATACAATCGTGCAAGTGCAGAATATACAATTAGTGGCGATGGCACAGAGATTACTATTGATGGCGGCGTAAGTTTCACAAGTTCAAGTGTAATGCGTGTTAACACATTTGCTAATCACGATCCACTGCGCATGCAAACAATTGTGCATGTTGGACAGGGCACAGGATCAACCACAGTTATTGACGAGTTTGACGAAGTTGGATTTGACAGTGCTGCATTTGACCGTAGTAGTGTTGTTGGTACAGTTGGTACATATGACCTAGATAGAACAGTTACTAACGTAAACAACTTCTGGGTAACAGTGGATGGCGCAAGACTACACCCAGGTGATTATATTACTAACGGGACAAGTATACAAATGAGCCTTGCAACACAAGCAACTATTACTGGTACCAGTGTTGTTGTAGTAACGCATATAAGTGAAAATCAGATACAACCAAGTGTTGGATTTAGAATCTTCCAGGATATGAACGGCAATGTTGAATATCTGAGAATGTGTAAAGATGCAACAACAAGTGTTACTCAACAAGCAGTTGTTTCAGATACAAAAATTTATGTTAAAGATGCAAGTGTTCTTCCACTAATAGACGGAAATAGTGAATACCCTGGTGTTGTGTTTATTGGCGGCGAGCGTATTACCTATTGGGAAATTAATACAACAGACAACTATATTACTAAACTACGCAGAGGAACACTGGGAACTGCAGTTGTGCAGCGCATTACACCAGGCTACTTGGTAGTAGATGGTGGTAAAGATCAAACTTTACCAGCAACAAACACACATACTAATACATGGTACGATGCAGGCGTTGGCACTGCAGCAGATGGCTTGGGAATACAGCAAAGTTCAACTGTAAATGCTAACTTCTTAAAAGCATGTGAAGCAGAAGTACCAAACTATAGACTAGAGCTAAACGACAGATACTTTGTACAACCTGGATATGTAGAAGAAGACTACATTGAGGTACTACCATAATGGTTGATAAATATCGTATAATGTTTACATTAAATGCACTTGAGGATGAGAAAAAATGACAATTACACTTAGAGCCAATAAAAGCCAGGCACTTACATTTACTGAATTGGATGGTAACTTTACTGACTTAGACGGTAGAGTAGATACTCTAGAAACCAACTACATTAAAAGTGTAAACAGTGTTACACCAAACGCTAGTAATGAACTTACTATTACAACTACTAACATTGCAGAAGGCACCAACTTATATTATACAGATGCTAGAGCAAGAGCAAGTATTAGTGTAACAGACAGCGGCGGCGATGGTAGTTTAGCATATAATAGCAGTACAGGTGTTATTACATATGTAGGACCAAGTGCAGCAGAAGTTAGAGCACATTTTAGTGCAGGTGATGGTATTACTCTAGCTAGTGGTGTAATCAGTGTTGGTGCTGGACAAATTAAAGAAAGTATGATCGATTTTGGTGGCGGCGCTGGTGAAGTTGATACAGACAATGTTCCAGAAGGTGCTACTAACCTTTACTATACAGATGCAAGAGTGCTAACAAAAATTAACGCAACTAGTATTACTCAACTTAGTGATGTTGACACAACAAGTGTAACACCAAATGCAAACGATGTTTTGACTTGGAACGCAGTTGATGGCGAATGGGAGCCAGCAGTTGCTCCTGGAGCATCGGGCGGTGAAGCAAACACTGGTAGTAGCCTAGGATCAGGCAGTGGAATTTTCAAATCAAAAGTTGGCACAGATCTACAGTTTAGAAGTGTTATTGGTTCAAGTCCGATTGTTGCTACAGAAAACTCAAACGATGTAACGCTTACATTTGCACCTAGTGCAGACTTAGATGTAAACACACAAAAGATTATTAATGTTGTAGATCCAACAAGCGCACAGGATGCTGCTACAAAAGCATATGTTGACGGCAGAGTAAGCAGCGGTGTATCAATTCTAACATTTGATGGCGATACAGGCAGCGACACAATTGCAATTCAAGATACAGTTACTTTTAGTGGAACTGCTAATGAAATTGAAACTAATGTTGCAAGTAATGTAGTTACTATTGGTCTACCAAGCAATGTAACTGTTAGCAACAACTTAACCGTTGGCGGTGACTTAACAGTTACAGGCAACACAATTACAACTGGTGCAACTAATTTGAGCATTGCTGATCAGTATGTATATTTGAATACAGGTGATGCGATCGGTGAAGCGGGAACTAACTTTACAGGCAGTGGTTTAGATGATGCTGTGTTCCATGGTTATTTTGAAGGCACTACTACAACAAATTATTATGTGCGTATTGACTCAACAGGTACTCCAGATACATTTGAATGGAGTAAAGACAACTTTAGTACAACAGAAGCAACAGGCGTAGCAATTACAGGTGCAGAGCAAGCACTGGATAACAACATTACTATTGAGTTTCTTGCAACAACCGGGCATACATTGAATGATGTATGGGATGGATCTGCAAGTCCTATTGCACAGGATGCAGGTTTCTGGGCTAACGAAAACAACGGCGCCGGCGCATATGGATATACACATGTTGGTCTCTACTGGGATCAAAGTGATAGAACTTGGAAAGCGGTTAGTAGATACAATGCAGAACCTGCAGGTAATATTAATACAGGCGATGCTAGTTTTGAACTTAGTAGATTTGAAGCAGGTGAATTTATTAGTGGATCACTGGTTATTAGTGGCACAGAAATTAAAACAACTGTAAGTAACCAAAGTTTAGAACTTGCAGCAAACGGCACTGGTGTTATTGATTTGCAGAGCAGTACTGATGTTACAGGTGATGTTACTCTTAAAGCACAAAGCGATTTGCGTTTTGCAGATGCAGACAGTAGCAACTGGGTTGCGTTCCAGGCACCGGCAACAGTTGCAAGTAATGTAACTTGGACACTGCCAGCAGCAGATGCAGGCACAAGTGGCTTTGCACTGGTAAGTGATGCAGCAGGTACGCTAAGTTGGGCTGCAGCAGGTGCAACAACCACAAGTGATACAACAACAAACGCTGAAGAACAAATATACTTTGGTGATATCACTAGTGGTGCTGTTACAGCAATGCACCATGACGCAGACTTTACATACAATCCAAGCACAGGATCATTGTCAGCAGATGTATTCATTGGCGCATTGACTGGTAATGCTGATACCGCAACAACAGCAAGCGGTGTTACAGCAAACAGTGTAGCACTTGGTACAGATACAACTGGTAACTATGTTGCTATTGGACAAACCACTGGCGTTGGACTTAGTGGCAGCACAAGCAGCGAAACAGCAACCTTTACAGTAACAAGTAATGCTACAGATGCAAACACAGGTAGCACTATTGTTGCTCGTGATGCCAGCGGCAACTTTAGTGCAGGTACTATTACTGCAGCACTAAGTGGTAATGCAACCACAGCAACAAGTGCTACCGATGCAACAAACGCAGCCAATGTTGCTATTACAGATAATACAAGCACAAACGCAACTTATTATCTACACTTTGGTAGTGCAAGTACTGGCAATGATGGTGTAGAAGTTGATACTACAACGCTAACATACAATCCAAGCAGTGGTACACTAACAACTGGTATTTTCTCAGGTACAGCAACAAGCGCACAATACGCTGACTTGGCTGAGATTTATGTTGCAGATCAAGAACTAGCACCAGGCACGGTAGTAGTAGTTGGCGGCGAAGCAGAAATTACAGCAGCAGGACCAGATGATGAATATATTGCAGGTGTTATTTCAACTGCGCCAGCATACTTAATGAACAGTGCAGTAGACGGCGAAGCAGTTGCACTAGTAGGTCGTGTTCCAGTGCGTGTTGTAGGCGGCGTAAATAAAGGCGAAGCAGTTTTCGCAACACACAATGGTAAAGCAAGTACTAACGGACAAGGAAAAATTGTTGGAATCGCATTAGAAACAAATAGCGATTTAGGCGAAAAGAATGTAGAATGTATGCTTAAGGTATAAACTATGGAAAAGAAAAACATGAACAAAGACGATATCGAACAACCACAACAGCCCGAAAGTGCTATTAAAGATACTAGTGGCGTAATGATGGAAGGTCACATTCGTATCTTTGATCCAGAAACAGGTGAAGATTATGTGAACAAGCGTAATGCTATTCACTATGAGAACATGAGTGAAGCACTTGCGCTAAGTGTAGCAAACAAAACAAATGGATTTATTCATGAGATGGCGTTTGGCAATGGTGGTACTAGTGTTGATCCAACAGGTGTTATTACATACTTGCCTGCTAATAGTAGCGGTGCAAACGCTAACCTTTACAACCAAACATACTATAAAGTTGTAGATGATAACAGTAGTTTGAACACAGATACAGCAAGAAATAAACTTCAAGTAAGCCATACAGCAGGACAAATTTACACAGATATCATTGTAAGTTGTTTGTTGGACTACGGTGAGCCAAACAGTCAAGCAGCATTTGATAACACAAGTAACTTCAATGACACATACACATTTGACGAGCTTGGATTGCGTAGCTGGACAGGCACAGTTAACACGGGCAAATTACTAACACACGTTGTATTCCACCCGGTACAAAAAAGTCTAAACAGACTTATACAGATTGATTATACAGTTAGAATTCAAACACTGACTAATCTTAGTAGCATATAATATACTAAGTTTATAAAGTGGATAAATAATACTAACGAACACAATGCGGAGCAGATAAAAAATGGCTTATACAGTTAATAAAACCGACGGTACTATCCTTGCAACAGTAGCAGATGGCACCATTGATACAACCACAGATCTTACACTTATTGGTAAGAACTATGCTGGTTATGGTGAATTCTTTAACGAGAACCTAGTAAAACTATTGGAAAACTTTAGTAACACTAGTGCACCAGCAAGTCCAGTTGCAGGTCAAATGTGGTGGGACAAAACAAACAACCTACTTAAAGTTTACAATGGCACAACATTTAAAACTGTTAGTAGTAGTACAGCAAGTGCAAGTACTCCTAGCAGTGGTGTTACTGGTGACCTTTGGTGGGATACCACTAACGGACAGTTAAAAGTTTATAATGGTTCGACCTGGACAACAATTGGTCCATCATTTACAAGTGGTACAGGAACATCAGGTGCTATTGTTGAAACAGTTACAGACACCGGCGCTACAGACCACGTTGTTGTAAAACTTTACACAAACAACGTACTGGTTGCAACAGTATCCAAAGATACAACATTCACTCCGCAGAGTGCTATCTCAGGTTTTGCAACAGTTAAGCCAGGTATCCAACTTAGTACTGCAGTTACAGGAAACAAATTCCAAGGTACAGCAACAGACAGTGATGCACTAGGCGGCGTTGCCTCAACAAGTTATTTGCGCAGTGATGCTAGTGATAGTACTAGTGGTGTACTAAGTATCCTTAACGACACAGGCATGGTTGTTGGTGTTGACAGTGATCTAACAGTTGGTGTTAGTGGTAGCGATGTAACAATTGCAAACGCAACATCAGACGGCGACATCCTAATTAAAGTTAATGATGGCGGCGTTGTTTCAACAGCAATGACCATCGACGGTGCAACAAACAGAGTACTACTAGCAGGTGCACCAAGTGATAACTTGGGCGCGGCAACTAAAGCATATGTTGACAGTGCAGTTTCAGGCAGTGGCGCATTAGCAGTTAGCGGTGGTACAATGACAGGAGACATTCTTGTTAGTGGCACAGTAAACTTTGGTAGTAGCGGCAACAGAATTGCAACAGTGTTTGCAACAACATTTAACGGAACATCAACCGCTGCACAATACGCTGACTTGGCGGAAAACTTCCGTCCAGACACAAGTTATGCACCAGGCACGATTGTTGCACTAGGCGGTGTAGAAGAAATTACAGCAGTAAATGAAGAACTATCTAGCAACGTATTTGGTGTTGTTAGTAGCAAGCCAGCTTACTTAATGAATAGTGCGCAAGAAGGCGGAGCACCAGTTGCTGTCGCAGGTCGTGTACCAGTTAGAGTAGTTGGAATGGTAAATAAAGGTGATAGACTTGTTAGTGCAGGAAACGGCATGGCAAGAGCTGCACAAGAAGATGAATTAATCAATGCTTTCAATGTTATTGGCAGAGCAATCCAAACAAAAACAAATACAGAAGAAGGCACTGTAGAAGCCTTTGTTACAATTAACTAATCGGAGAATAATAAATGGCTTATACAACAGGCGATACTATCCTAGATGATCACTATAATGATTTTGCTACCTCAGTAAACGCAATCTGGGGTACAGGAACAGGTGATGCAGGATACGGCGAAACAACAACAGTAAGTGCTGTTAGTGCTGGCGCAACAATTACAGCGACACAGTGGACAACACTACTAGCAAGAATGAACAGTATGGCATCTCATCAAAGTTCAAGTATTACTGCAATTAGTAACCCAAGTGCAAGTGATACAATTAGTGCATACACTGCACTGTCAACAAACATTGGCACTATTACAACAAACAGATTGAATGTTGCAGCACGTCAAGCAGTGGCGAACACAAACAGAGACAACACTGCTACATTCACAGGCACACTTACGTTTACTCACAAGTGGGCATGGGGCAGCGTAAACCAAGCACGTTACTTCTTTAACGCAGGTGGACGATTGAGCATTAGTGGTTCACAAAGTGGACACGGTAGTGACAGTAAAGGCAACGAATGGGCAAACTTGCTAACAGCGGCAGGCACATACTATGTGTATGCACAAACAGCAGGCAAAAGTGGCGGTTCAGGCACACCAACTACTAACCTTACTACTACAGCAGGCTATCACGACCTTACATCAAGTTATCTTACAGTGTTCCAACAGTATGAGGACACAGGTCCATACACAGCAAACTATGTACAGTGGCAACTACGCACACAAGACAGTGGTGCAAGTGTTGAAGCAAGTTGTACATGGGTTGACGCGGCTGCTGATACGACATACAACAAATCAATCTATACTGTACAGGATCAGGTTGAAGGTACACATAGAATGACATACGGTTATGAAAAGCATGATACAACTTATGTTGCAGACAACGGTGGTACAATCACACTAACAGGTAGTGCAACAGGTAGTTAATAACTAACCTCACATAATAAAAACATTGACAGGACCTTCGGGTCCTGTTATACTATCAAGTATGGAAAATCTAGAATCATATGCTCGAGAAAGATTCGAGCTCAACAGACAAAAACAAACTCTAAAAGAACAACAACAGCAAAGACTCACTGTTACATATAATGGTGGGCTATTCCGTGTGGATATGACACTGCTTAACTATTTGTATATGAAAAATGCAAATGCAGGCTTGTTTAATCAAAGCACTAAATGTATTATTCCAGACAGTTATGATACGCCCATTGAAATTGATTGTGTGGAACTTGTAGAACTATGTGACGCTCGTTGGAATGAAGTACACAATGATTGGCATAACGAATACCAAGAACTAAAAACAAAACGTAAAGCAGGTGACGTTGAAGTCTAAAGGCATACTAATACTGTATAGCGAAAGCGCACAGTTGGACTACAAAAGTCTAAGTGAACTGTGCGCACGACTAGCAGAAAAGCATTTAGGTGTACCTAGTACCGTAGTAAAACTAGATCCTATACAAAAGAACTTTCGCACATTTCGTTACCCTAACGGCGAACTAGAAGGTACAGAGTGGAACAACATAGGCAGATACAGTACATATGACCTGAGTCCATATGATGAAACCTTACTAATTGACAGCGACTACATTGTACAGTCAGACACACTTGCAAACTACTTTGGCTGCGATCACGACTTTGTGTGTCATAATCGTAGTTGGGATGTTACAGGTAATGATGTGTTTAGACATGACCGTTTTATGACACAGAATTGGTTTGAAATGCGTTGGGCAACAGTTGTATATTTTAAAAAGAGTGAACCTGCAAAACATATATTTGATGCTTGGCGTATGGTATATGAAAACTATGCTTACTATGCGGAACTGTTTGGATTTAGTAAATCACCATTCCGTAATGACTTTGCAATGAGCATTGCACATCAAATATGCAATGGGTATAGCAACACAGGTACATTTGACTATGCACTTCCTGCACTTAGCAGTAGTGACAGTGTATTAGATTACAAAGATGGACGATGGTTGCTAAAGTATGAATACAAAGAATCTCACAACGTTATGCGCTACACAGGTGATTTACATGTAATGAACAAGCGCAGTTTACTAGAGATAGCAGATAAACTATGAGACCAAAAACTCGTGAACAAGGCTATTTAACTTTTGCACAAGGTGCGCAGTATTTGCAGTGTGCATATTTGCTTGCGCTCAGTGTCAAGACTTACTGTAAGATAAATGATTTTGCAGTTGTCGTAGATACTGCAACACCTGTGCCAGAACATATGCAAGCAGTGTTTGACGAAGTTATCACTATCCCTACAATGGCACCATTTGCAAATGAATGTTTAGCATGGGAACTTACGCCCTTTAAAGAAACATTCAAAGTTGAAAGTGACATGTTAGTCACTAGCAATATTGATCATTGGTGGGCAGGTGCGAGACTTAAAAACGTTTGCTTTACTACACAAGTGCGCAACTACAGAGGCGAAGTTGTAGAGGATCATTACCACAGAAAGATGTGGCATGAAAACAATCTATGCAATGCTTACAATGGCTTTATGTATTTTAGACATTGCACAGAAACAAAAAAGTTTTTTGATACCTGCAAGACTGTGTTAGATAACTTTGACCTATACAAATCAAGTGTGCTAAGTAACTGTAGACACGATACTGCAGACACAGATGTGTTTATGAGCGTCGCTGCTACAGAACTAGGCAGTGAAAACTACTATGTGCCTACACTAGATTATCCTACATTTACGCACATGAAGCAACACATCAACAACTTTAAAAATGATGATTGGCGAGATGCTTGTCATTGGACACTTACAGATGATATGATCTTTTGTATAAACGGATATGCACAAACTAGACCTTTTCATTATTTTCACAAAGATTTTTGTACACCGGAGTTAATAGCGAGATATGAGCAGCGCATTCTTTGAAGCAGCACAAGCACATCAATCAGCAGTAACTAAACTAGAACATAAGTTGTATTACAGTGAAGATGGTAGTATAATAGATATATCATATGATGTATTAGAGCATGATTATATTGTTATCA